TTCCGTCAGGATACGAACGTTTGCCTATGCTTAAAGCTCAGTACGACGAGGCATGGGGTTTGGCATCTGAAGAAGATCGTGAGAAGGCTGCGGTTCGGTTTGTGCCCCGTCAGCAGTTCATTGGAAGTGGTCCGTAATGGGTAATCGGTTTGCCTCCGGTAAAAACGCTATCGCCGAGTGCGATAGATGTGGGCAGAGGTACAAGCTAAAGATTCTTCGCAAAGAGATCATCAAGACCAAGAACTACAATCTGTTGGTGTGTCCGCAATGTTGGGACCCAGATCACCCGCAGTTGCAGCTTGGGATGTATCCTGTAGATGACCCCCAAGGACTTCGTGATCCTCGCCCTGATACTTCTTATCGTGTGTCTGGGCTTCTGGCTGATGGTGAACTTGGCGGCGGTAGTCGTGTTTTTCAGTGGGGCTGGAACCCTGTAGGTGGTTCTAGGGCTAATGATGCAGGTTTGACGCCAAATAATTTGGTGTTGACTATTCAACTTGGTACAGTAACGGTAGTGACTACCTAAAGGAGTCCATGATGGACGCAAAAAAAGCAGTTCACGCGCATGAAAAGCACATGCACCCCGGTAAGTCGTTGACTAAGCTAGCTAAAGGTGGTAAGACTAACATGCAGATGCGCCAGCTCGGGCGCAATCTTGCTAAGGTCGCCAATCAGAAAAAATCGGTTCGCGCTGTTCGTGCGACTGGGGTTTAACATGATTAAAACCGCGCCTAAAGTTGACCTAAGTAATACTGGTTACGGAGCTACTGCTGGCAAAAGCGTGGCTAACTCAATCAGTATGTCCGTTAATGATATTCGTAGGGATGGTTACCCTCCCCCTAAAACCTCTGGTATTAAGATTCGTGGCACTGGTGCTGCTACCAAGGGTGTTATGAGCCGGGGTCCGATGGCATGAATTACTCTGAGCTTGTAGCTGCGATCCAGTCGTACACGGAAAATCAATTTCCGGCAAGCTACCTTGCTGATGGTTCTACTGTTTCTTACACGACGCAGTTGAATACAATCATCGAGCAAGCGGAGCAGCGCATCTACAATTCAATGCAGTTTCCTTCGCTTCGTAAGAACCAAACGGGCACAGTTTCTACAGCTACTTCATATTTGTCTGCCCCCAATGATTTTCTTTCCGCGTATTCGTTTGCGGTCATAGATGCTACGGGCAGATACAACTATTTGCTTAACAAAGACGTTAACTTTATTCGTGAAGCATACCCAAACCCAACTAGCACTGGGTTGCCTAAGTACTATGCTTTGTTTGGGCCGACTGTATCAGGGGTTACGATAACTAATGAGTTGTCGTTTATTCTTGGTCCTAAGCCTGATGCGGCGTACACCGTCGAATTGCATTATTATTACTACCCAGTTTCCATTGCCGACACTCTAAACAACCCCTCTGGTACCACTTGGCTTGGAGACAACTTTGACACGGTTCTGCTCTACGGGTGTCTTGTAGAAGCGTACACCTTCATGAAGGGTGAGACGGATCTGATTTCTTTGTACGACACCAAGTACAAGGAAGCCCTCGCTCTTGCTAAGCGTCTTGGTGATGGCCTTGAGCGTCAGGATGCTTACAGGTCTGGTCAATACAGACAAGCGGTGACCTGATGGCATTTACCGGCAACTACACATGTGATGTGTTTAAGTCAGGGCTATTGACTGGCTCGTTTAATTTTTCGAGCGGGTCGTTTTATATGGCCCTCTACACTAATAACGCTACGCTTAACGCGAGCACTACGGCGTATACGCCTGTTGGTGAGGCTTCAGGTGGAAGTTATTCCCCTACTGGTCAACTTCTCTCTGGTGCTGCTGTTGCCATTAACAATGGCGTAGCGTATCTTACGTTTAATAATCCGTCATGGACGGGCGCGATCACCGCTCGGGGCGCGTTGATTTATAAAGCTGGCGATAACGGTGCAGTCTGCGTGTTGGATTTTGGTAACGACAAAACTTCCGTTAACACGTTCACTGTGCAATTTCCAACCGCCACCAGCACTTCCGCAATCATTCGTTTGGGGTAAATCATGGGTATCGAAAAAGCTCGGTCTACGGATGTTGTAAGAGCTGCGCTTGTTCGCGGTACAAAACCGACTGAAAAAATTAAAGCCGGTGGCGTTTTTAAGATTCAGTGTTTCAACAAGGATGGGCTCCTTAAATGGGAGGCTGAATCCAAGAATCTCGTAGTGAACGTCGGTCTGCAATACATGGCGGGTACTGCGTTGGTTAGTACCACACAGATTACTACTTGGTATATTGGTTTGTATGGTGCGGCAGCGTCTAACACCCCCGCTGCAGGAGACACTATGTCTTCGCATATTGGGTGGACAGAAAACACGACGTACAGTAACGCCAATCGCCCAACGGCTACGTTTGCTGCTGCTACGTTGGCAGACCCTTCGGTTGTCACGAACTCCGCGTCACCTGCGTCTTTCAGCATCAACGGTACTACGACGATTGGTGGTGCGTTCTTGACCTCGAACAATACTAAAGGCGGTTCCACCGGAACCCTGTTCTCCGCTGCTGACTTCCAGTCTCCGGGTGATCGAAATGTTGTGTCTGGCGATACGTTGAACGTAACGTATACTTTCTCCCTTGATGCCGCCTAATAGGCCGCTGTCATGGCACTCGTCCTTAAAGATCGGGTAAAAGAGACAACAACAACGACTAGCACTGGCACTTATACACTAGCCGGTGCTGTTACCGGCTACCAGTCGTTTTCCGTTGTTGGTGATGGCAACACGACTTATTACACGGTCACTAATGGTACTGACTGGGAAGTTGGTATCGGGACATATACAGCGTCTGGTACGACTCTTAGCCGAGACACGATCCTCGCCTCTAGTAATTCCGGAAACGCTGTCAGTTGGGGTGCTGGCAGTAAGGATGTGTTTCTGACGTATCCAGCAGAGCGCTCAGTTTATGTTGACGGGGCAGAAATTGTCCCAGCGACATCAGCGTCATACTCAGGCAACGTCACGACAATCCAACTAAGGTACAGCAGTACACCGGGATCTGTCCCGACTGGCGCAAGCCTTTCCGCTGGTGAGTTGGTGGTCAATACCGCTGACGGAAAGCTGTACTTCAAAAACAGTAGCGGCACTGTTCAGGTCTTAGCCCAGATCAATCAGGCTACAACAAATGGTGCTGAAACCCTCACCAACAAACGAATTGACCCAAGAGTATCTAGCACTGCATCGACCTCGGCCATCACTCCTGATATTTCTGCGTATGATCAGTATGTCGTAACGGCACAGGCAGCGGCGTTGCAGATTAACGCGCCAATCGGAACTCCTGTAGATGGCAACAAGCTGATCTTTCGTATTCTGGACAACGGGACATCGAGAGCGTTGACTTGGAACGGCACCTACACGGCAATCGGAGTGACGATCCCGACTGCTACGACCGTAAGCAAAATGACTTATGTCGGCTGCATCTATAACGCGGCAAACACGCGATGGGATGTGGTCGCAGTAACCACACAGGCATAACATGATCAAGATCGACTTCTCATTTGAAACCCCTCATGGCAAGTTCGCTGACGCTTTGCACTTGCCGGAAGATCACACGTTCACCGAGGCAGAGATTCAGGCGATGAAAGAACAGCGCCGGGACAACTGGATCGCTGTCGTCACTGCACCTCCTGTTGAACAAGAAACCACCAAAGAAGTTGGTGGTGAGGTGTATCAAAAGCTAGAAGGAGTCCCGCCCTCTGGAGCTAAGCTGATCGAGATTGATGGTGTTTGGTTCTATAGGGTGTAACCGTGGCAGATCGCTATTGGGTCGGTGGGACGGCTGCGTGGGACGGTACTGCCGGTACTAAATGGGCATTAACATCTGGCGGTGCCGGTGGACAAGCTGTCCCGACGTCTGCGGACGATGTGTTTTTTGATGGTAATTCCGGCGCAAGTACCGTAACCATCTCTTCAGGGAACACCGGGGCCAAGTCAATCAACTGCACTGGCTTTACCGGCACTCTAGCGGGAGCTGCGGCTATCACGGTGTCTGGCAGCGTGACGTTTGTTGCGGGAATGACGCTGACTTACAGCGGCACGTATACGCTCAACGGCACAGGAACGCTTACAAGCGGCGGTAAAACGCTTCAAGCGGCGGTAACGATTAACGGCGCCGGGATTACTGTAACTCTTGGGGATGCGTTAACCATTACGGGTGCTAATGCATTAGCCATCACACAAGGAACCTTTGATACAGCAAATTATAATGTCACGGGTTACTCGTTAGTTTCATCTAATTCCAATACTAGAACAATTAACTTGGGAAGCAGTACCATTACCCTTAGTCTAGGGGGTGGATCAGGGGCTTTACAACTTGGCACAATTACAAATTTAACATTTAACGCTGGCACTTCAACAATTGATTTAACAAATAATGACTCAATCATTGCCAGTGGAGGGCTAACGTTTTACAATGTAATATTTAGTAGTTCTTCTTCGTTAGGCGGGGTGAAACAAGTCCGAGGTGCGAACACTTTTAACAATTTAAGCACCGCCGCTCCCTCAACCGCAGGGTATTTTGAGTTTACTTTTAACGCTCCTCAAACAATTAACGGCACACTGTCCACCACAGGAACCGCAGGCAATCGACGAGTCTGGTTCCGTAGCGCCACTCACGGCGTAGCCCAAACCCTCACGATCAACTCCGCTCCGAGTCTGACTGACGCAGACTTCCGGGACATCTACGTTGTTGGCACTTCTGCACCGATCTCTGGTACGCGGATCGGGGATCTTCGTGGATGCCGAGGGATCACGTTTAGTACGCCTAAGACGGTGTATTGGAACCTTGCTGGCGCACAGAACTGGTCGGCAAACGGATGGTCGGATACAAGCACAGGTACGCCAAACACTAACTTCTTTCCACTCGCGCAGGACACCGCTACGTTCACAAACGCAGGTTCGGTGACGGGCACGATAACGATGAACTCTGCTGTTCCCTACACAGGGACGGTGGATATGTCCGGTCGCACGAGTGCCATGACGCTGGCAATTGGAGCTGGGTTTACGATCTATGGTGATTGGAAGAATGGATCGGGAACCACGTTATCCGGATCAGGCATATTAACCTACTCAGGACGTAACACCCAGACCATCACCAGCGCAGGCAAGACATTTACCGGCAGCATTACGGTTGACTCCTACGGCGGTTCTGTTGAGCTTGCTGATGCGCTGAACATTGGGATCAACAGCTTTACCGTCACCAATGGCACGTTTGACACCAAGAACTTTAACGTAACCGGTTTTGATTTGTCTTCTAACAACTCTAACGTCAGGGCAATTACGCTGGGTAGCAGTACGGTAACGTTAGGTGGTTCGTCGGCAATAGTATTTACTACAGCAACAAATTTAACGTTTAATGCTGGAACTTCGCAAATTACATTGACTACAACAGCAACAGTTATTTTTGATGGTGGTGGGCTAACGTTCTACAACGTATCTTTTACAGGCACTACGGCAGTGACCCGTTCGATCACTGGCAGCAACACCTTTAACAATTTAACTTTTACCGCTCCCGCTTCTGCTGGTCTTATGGGCTGCACCTTCAATGCAAACCAAACCATCACCGGCACTCTCACCGTAGCCGGAGCCTCACCAGTCCGTCGCATCTTTGTCCGTTCTAACACCCTCGGCACCACCCGCACCCTAACCGTAGGCACTCTGTCTGCAACAGACTGCGACTTCCGCGACATCACGATTGCTGGAGCAGCAGCAGGATCATCTCCGACCAGAGCAGGCGATTGTGGTGGGAACTCTGGAATCACATTTCCCGGTGCAAAGACCGTCTACTGGAACCTTGCGGGGACACAGAACTGGAGTGCTACGGGATGGTGTCCGACCTCTGGCGGAACACCGGACATCAATCAGTTTCCGCTAGCCCAAGACACGGCGGTGTTTGATAACACAGGCAGCGTGACTGGCACGATCACAATTGACACTGCGTGGAACATCGGCACGTTTAATGCGTCAGCAAGAACAAGTGCGATGACGCTGACGACAGGGAGTACTGCTCCGTTTGTGTATGGCGATTGGTTGTTTGGTACGGGAGTCACATCGAGCAGCACGACCGGCACGATTACGTTTGCCAAACGCGGTACGCAGACTATAACCAGCAACGGCGTTCAGTTTGGATGTCCGGTAACAATTGACTGTGCTACCGGCACGGTGAATCTTGCTGACGCCCTATCTCTCGGCTCCACCCGCACTCTGACGCTGACCAGCGGCACTTTTGATGCAGTGACCTATAACGTGACAGCAGGTCTGGTTTCATTTGCTAATTCCAACATAAGAACGCTAAAACTTGGTTCTGGCACTTGGACCATTTCTGGTACAGGGTCAATTTGGAGCGCATTTACCACGACAAATTTAGTTTTTTTAAAAGGAAGTGCCAACATCGTTCTTTCCGACACCAGCACTTCTGCAAGAACATTTTCGGGCGGTAGTTTGTCGTACAACAAGCTGACTATTGGCGGCACAACCGGCACATCAACAACTACGATAAACGACAACAACCAGTTCACCGAGCTTGCCTCGACCAAAACCGTAGCGCATACCATCGCTCTAGGCTCCACCACTCAGACCTTTGGCAAGTGGACTGTGACTGGCACTGTAGGCAATTTAGTTACTCTGACTGGCTCCGGTACCAGTCATGTCCTTGCAGGTGCGTGTACCTCTGGTATTGACTATATCCAGATGGGTAGCATTGGGTTTGCAGCCACAAGCCCCGGTGAGTTTTACGCTGGAGCTAACTCTACTGGGTCTGCCGGAGCGCCTGTCTACCGCACTGCCAAACCCGCAGACTCCACCCGCTACTGGGTCGGTGGCACGGGCAACTGGTCGGATACAGCAAGATGGTCTACTGGATCTGGTGGCGGATCTGGTGCTTCTGTGCCTCGCAGCCACGACGACGTAGTCTTCGATTCCGCT